AAGATACTAAAGCTGAGAGAAGAATCCCAATGATGCGAAGCACAAGGGGGATATATCCTTCTCGTTTAACTTTAGAAGGGGGGGAGGGGGCATAAAATGCGTCTCCCTGGTAGCCAGAGACTACCCATCCCTCTAAACGGGGGGTCTATAACAATCGCAATACTATATTGCAATAAAGAGAAGTTATATGGATCTAAAATCTCAAACGAAAGCAGTAAGGTCTATACGCAAGGCACAAGATTTCAAGCATAAAGTTTTATTTGGATCGAAGCCTAACCGAAGTAGAGGTTTTGAATTTCTTCAAGACTTTCCTAAAGATGCACCGGAGAGATCTGTAATGCATCCGTTTCATGCAATCACATCTGGATCAGGAGTAAATCCTTCAACTGGAAAGAAGTTAACACAGAAGGAGGAGGATAAGCTTTGGGTTGATTATGGAAGGGCAGTAAAGAAATACAGTATTGGAGGTAAAGTACAGAATTTAGGTAAATCATTTCTTAAGATGAAAAATAAAGATTGACCTGGATAGACAACAAGCAATTCAAATTTGAAAGAGATGGAGGCTTTATGACTACTGAAGCACAAGCGAGGAAGAAGGTAGAATCGGAGGTTAAGAAGGTATTGAAGGGAGATGAATATGAATTAGGAGCAATCAAGCGTTTCCAGAATTACTGTAAGGATGAGAAGCATTGGGCAGTAGAGGTAATGGCAATGATGATTAATGGGAAAGGATCTTCAAAGAAATGAACAGAAACTGGAAAGAAGCAGATCCCAGAACAGATGCTTTAAAGAAAGCAGGGTCTTCATTAGCGAAATGGGTAAAGAAATTATCTAAGGGGTATTTTAATTATACTCCTCCTAAAAGCGGATCTCATTTCACAAAAGATGATCCTGAGTTTAAAGAAACCCAATCTTTGTCTTTGACAGGGTTATTGAAGAGAACGAAGTACAATTACCAGAATATGGGTAAATTAAAATGAGCGTAGCAGAGAGAGTAGGTTCAGTAAAAGCAGTAAAGAGGAAGCTTTTCGTAGAGAGGATGATTGAACATGGAGATCATATTAAAGCAGCCGAGGAAGCAGGATATGAGAGTGAGAACAATCTCAAGTTCAGAGCAGAAGCATGCAGACTGAAGAGACAGCTTCATGATGTAATTCAGGCAGGAATGAGGGAGCGTTTCACTTCATCAGCACCTAAGGCAGCACATATGATTGAGAGTCTGATGAACTCTTCAGAGAGTGAGGGTGTTCGTTTGAAGGCTGCCCAGGATATTCTAGACAGAGCAGGATATCAACCGACTACAAGAGTTGAAGATGTTACAGAGAAGAAGACGGTTAAGGAGTTGGAAGCAGAACTTATTTCAGTTGTAGGACAGGAAAAAGCGGAGGTCTTATTAGGGAAAAAGAAGGTGAAAGAAAAGCCCTTGCCAGAAAAACGCTTACTGAATTAGAGAGAGGACTATTGGTAGCAGTTAAAGCAATGAGACAAGTCCAGAAGGATAATGTAATGAGCGGATACTGTGTAACTTTAGGACCAGGAGAGTCTATGGAATCTCAGAGATCATTAGAGAATGATGTAGATCTCTTTTTAAGACTTTATGAGAATTTAAGAAGGTGAATCAAGTAATAGGCTTTGAGAGATATGCATCAGGAAATGATTTCATAAGATCCTGGGGTGATCTTCCGTCAGGATTCGAGGAATGGGTAATGGAGATTGCATCACAGGTTTCACAGGAATTAGAAGAAGAAGTTAATGAATTCAGTAACCGGAAGGATTAAAGGGACTCAGTTAACAGTAGTGAAATATTCTCACAGGGATGAGAAGTACCGTAAGGTTTATTTATTCAGGTGTGATTGTGGAGAGTCCAAGAAGATCCGTATGGACAATGTTCAAAGGAATCAGACGAAGAGTTGCGGATGTCTTCAGAAGGAGATTCAGAGTCCAGAGAACATGTCCTGGGTCCGAGGATTCCCCAAAGATCCTGAAAAGATGGAGAGGTTGAAAGAGGATATGAGGAACAGACCTGATTGGCCTCCGAATAAAGGGAAGGCCAGGATTGAGATTTCTCCTGGTTCAAAGAAATACAAGTATGTAACAGAGAAGGAACTGACAGAGATCTATTACGGATTGGCAGGATGACTGAAGTTTCCAGAAGAGGGTTTCTTAAATTTACAACTGGAGTTGCAACAGGAGCTGTTGCAGGAGGAAGTTCTGTAATAACTGGTCTTACGAAGCCTACGAATAAGATAAAGCCTGTTAAGAAGCTATCGGCTTATGCAAAAGCATACAGAGGTTTTCTTGGAGAAGGAGGAGTTAAGGGAGGAATATCGCAAATTACTCAAAGTTTCCCTTATAAAACAGACAAATGGCTATCGAAATACAGAACTCATGTAACAAAAACTATTGCAAGAAGTGCATTTGCAGAGATTTCTCGAAGTCTTTACAAACCAGATCCTTCTGATTCTTACATGGAAAGAAAGAAGGGGGTTCCTTCTCCTAATTTAAACAGATTAAGCGAAGCCTATCTCCAATCTGAAATAGAACCAATCAAATCTAGGATGAGGAAAAAGGGGATGTCAGAAGCAGCACTCAAAAAAGAGTGGATTCGTCATGATATGAAGAATACCGAAGATGTGCTGCGAGAATCTATTAGGAATCGAGGAGAACTAGAGCTTAAAGGTGCAGAAGCAAAAAAAGCTGAAAAGACTCCTGGGACACGTTTATATAAAGAGAAACAAAGGTTTGATAAGATTTATCAAGAGAATAATCCAACAGAACCTAAGAAAACAGAACCTAAGAAAACGACCAAGAGACAGCTTTTTGGAAAAGCCTTTAGGAAACTGAGAGGAGCCATCAGAGGAGGTTTTGGAGGACCAAGATCAAGAAAGATCGGTATTGGAAGTGGACCTCCTGGGTTTAACGATCCTTCAAGAGTAAGTGGATACCATTACTGATTATGACTTTAGAAAAAGCTGTATCGATCATTTCAGAGATCAATGAAGTCAAAGAAACCAATAAACTGAATTGGTACAAACCCTATGATTACCAACGTTCATTTCATTCAGGAAAGGATGATGAAGGTCAGCAGACCAAGCAGAAGATTCTTATGGCTGCAAACAAGACAGGGAAGACATTCTGTGGTGCATTTGAAATGGCAGTGCATCTCACCGGTAGGTATCCAGAATGGTGGCAGGGAACCCGATTCGACCGACCTATAAAAGCATGGGCATCAGGAAATACAAGTGCGAATGTTAGAGATATTGTCCAAGCGGAATGCCTTGGGGAGCCTGGAGACACTGAAGATTTTGGTAAAGGAGCGATACCAAAGGATCTTATCATTTCAACAGAAAGGGCTCCAGGCATTCCAAATGCGTATTCGACAGTTCTCATCAAACATATATCAGGAAAGAGTTCTAAGTTATTTTTTAAGTCTTATGAGCAAGGAGCCGAGCAGTGGATGGGTAAGGCAGTCGATGTGGTATGGATGGATGAGGAACCACCTCAACCGATATATTCACAAGCTCTCCGTGCAACGCTCAAAACCAGTGGACTGACTTACATGACCTTCACTCCTGAGAAGGGGATGACGAAGGTGGTTGCTGGTTTTATGAATGATTTGAAACCAAAACAGCAGTTATTCAATGCAAGTTGGGATGAAGCACCCCATCTGGATGAAGAGACCAAGGATGAGATTCTGGCAGCATTACCTCCACATGAGAGGGATATGCGTTCCAAGGGTATTCCAGTATTGGGATCAGGTCTTGTTTTTCCAGTTGATGAAGATTTCATAAGAAGTGATGTATTCCAGATTCCTGATCACTGGCCTCGCATTTGTGCTATTGACTTCGGTTGGGATCATCCTACTGCTTGTGTATGGATCGCATACGATAGGGACCAGGATTCGGTGTATGTATATGATGCTTACAGACAGTCTGCAGAGACTCCTATTGTCCATGCAGAAGCCATCAAAAGCAGAGGAGAGTGGATACCATGTGCCTGGCCTCATGATGGTATGCAACATGATAAAGGATCAGGGAAACCGCTTGCAGAACACTATCGTAAACATGGGATTAACATGCTTGGTTCTCATTTCGAGAATCCTGCTGGTGGTCAGGCAGTGGAACCTGGACTCATGGATATGTTGCAGAGAATGCAATCAGGAAGATTCAAAGTCTTTGAAAACCTCAACCGCTGGTTCGAGGAAATGCGGATGTACCACCGGATTGATGGGAAACTGGTCAAAGAACGAGACGATCTTATGAGTGCAACACGTTATGCAGTCATGTCGATCCGTTATGCATCCTTGAAACGAATGAAGCCTCTGCCGGCCTTTGCAGTAGGTTCCAACAACGATTACCCCTTCTTTCAGAACAATTATGGCAGTTCAATTCAGTTCGCTTCTTAAGAAGCAGAAGAAGTTAAAAAAGGGAGTCAAGACTGCTCTTACCCAATTGCAAGGTGAACAGTCGGAATTAACAGGATTGAAAGAAGACAAAGGTTCAGCAATTAAGCTTTTAAAAGAATCTAAATCAACAGAACTTGGAGCATTCCGTAAACAAATCGGATCTTGGGATGTTGGAACTGGAACTGGAACAGGATTAATGGGAGAGCTTGGTACTGCAGGACTCACTTATAATACTGCTGCAACAGGATATGAAGGAGCAGAAACAGCATTTTCAGAAACTAAATCTGGTAAGGCAATGGCATCATTCAAGGAAAAATATAAAACGTATGATCCTACTGCAGCAAAGGATATGTCAGATTTTATCTCAGGAAAGATGAAAGAAGATCAAGCATATAAAGATTATCAAGCCTTTATGCCTACTCGATCACAAGCAGATTCTGCATTAATGGAGTTAGGATACAATCCTCATCTTTTCAGTGCATACAAAGAAGGAGACAAATGGAAATTTTATGGAGATCAAAAAGCTTTTGATAAAATGTCTTCAGATAAAAAGTTTGGGAAGGATCAATTATCACTTCCTGAGTTATTGGTATCAGAAGCAACTTATAAGAACTATCTGGATAAAAATTATGAAAGTCCAATGCGTGATGCAATGTCTGAGTTTACAGATCAGAGTGCATTGGCCTATGGTCCTCGTAATGTTCGGAGGGCTGGTCCGACAGAGTATCAACAGTATCTGGATAAGTCTTCAGGATTCAAAAGTACAATGGAGACTCAAGGCAAGATCATATCAGATAAACAAACAGAGATTGGAGATTATGAAGAAGGAACAGGAGTCTGGGGGGAATATAAAACTACAGAATCCTCATGGGATACTAAAATAGGAGAAGTATCTTCAGATTGGGATACCAGTATAGGAACCCAGGAAAAAGAAATCTCAGAAATCTATAAACCAGCACATACTGGTGCAAAGACTGCGTTGACTGCATTGACTGCACGAATCAAGAAATATGAACTCTTAGGACTTGCAGATCAAGAACCTAAAAAGAATCCAACATACAGAAAGCCTCAGATGGGTTATGGGGCTGGTTATCTAAGAAGATCTGCATAAGGAGAAACTATGTCCTGGTTGAGCAATTTAGTTGAAGGTAAACGTGTTATTAGAGAATGGGATGATATAGAAAAGAATATGTATAAAGGGATGGCCATTACAATGGGAGGAACAGATGTAGGTGCTCATTGGATGCGTGAATTCAGAAGGAATGTGGAAATGCCCTGGAAGTCAGGATATAAAATAGGTAATGAAGGTTTTGGGCCATTAGGGAATCCTGTTTTGGGTGCTACAGCAGGACTTTTCAGAGTTGCAACCGATTGGCTTTTTCAAAATACTGGACCTGGATCGGGATCACCTTCGTGGTCTGATGTTCCTGGTTCAGAAGATGTAATGAGTGCTGAAGAAATAGCGAATACACATGGAACTGATGATACAGATACAACTGCTAGTGATTTAGATGATAAAGATGGAGATGGCAACGGAAACGGAAACGGAAACGGTAATGGAGATGGGGATGGGGATGCAACAGGTGGAGAGGGTGATTTAGATACTCCAGCAGCATCTCAGGCTTTAGCAGCCTTGATGCGTAGACGAATGAAAATGAGACGAGGCAGAAGCTCCACAGTCCTCACAAAAGGAGCAAAGATAGGTAAAGGCGATAAGAAAACAATGGCTTATGCTTAATGACTTGGGTTCTCAGCTTATTGCTGAGTATGAAAATCTGAAGGGGAATCGGCATAATTGGGAAGCTCAATGGCAAGAGATTGCAGAGCTTATGATCCCAAGAAAAGCCGATTTCACTGCAACGCATTCTACAGGATCTGAACGTAGAGAAAGCATCTTTGAATCGACTC